AATGTTTGGTTCTGATTTGGCAATTGAAATAACTGGTATTACTACTGAAAATCCATCATTCCCATTGATGGTTGTTGGAAATCCTTTATATGTCTATGACACTGAAGTTGGACATGGATTAACTTCTATGGATACTACAGGAACTACAGAAGTTGGTATAGGAACGACTTTTGCTGATAACATATACACTATTGCTGCATTTAGTAAAACTGGAGTTGCTCCAAATGAAGTTACTGGAATTATTACATGTATTATTAAATCAGATACAAATGTTTCTGGATTGCATACTATGGGAATAGGAACAATGCCAGTTGGTAAGTATTCTAGTGGAAAAATTAGTGGATTTACTAGATCATCAAATCCAATTTCTATTGGTATTAGTGGGTATACTATTAACAGTGGATTGACAACTTTCCCAACTCTTCAAAGAAGAAGTGGTGGTGATAGTTTAGAAGCAACAGGAGCAATTGATAGTAAGATTTGAAATTATGTATAAATATCTAAAAAACTATTAATATGCCAGCTGTAGTAACAGATCAATTTAGAATATTGAACGCATCTAATTTCGTTGATTCTGTATTAGATGAAACAAATAATTCATATTATGTATTTTTAGGACTACCAAATCCTCAAGGTAAAACACCTAATGGTGTAATTGGATTTGGTAGATCTAGTACTTGGAATACCAATCCAGTACCATCCCCAGTTGATAATTTTCAATATAGTAATCATTATAGAGATACTTCAATTTTTGGTAAAAAAATAAGTAGTCAAAATATTAGAAGAGTTGTAAAAAAACATACTTGGACTTCTAATACTCGATATGATATGTATAGGCATGACTATCAAATTGGTGTTAACGAAGCTCCAAATGGACAAACAGGTAGTCTTTATAAAACAAATTATTATGTAATTAATAGTGATTTTAGGGTTTATATTTGTATTCATAATGGTTCTTCACCAACAGAACCTTCAGGATCAAAATCATTAGATGAACCAACATTTACAGACTTAGAACCATCTGCAGCAGGAACTTCTAATGATGGATATGTTTGGAAATACTTATTTACGGTTTCACCAAGTGATATTATAAAATTTGATTCAACAGAATATATTGTAGTTCCTAATAATTGGGATACTACTACAGATAGTCAAATACAATCAGTTAGGGAAGCAGGAAATTCTGATATTAATAAAAATCAGATAAAAACTATAGTTATTAAAGAATCTGGAGGACCTGGTAATTATGCTGAAGGTACTCATCCTGTTAATATTTTGGGTGATGGTGTAGGAGGAAGGGCTTTAGTAACTGTTTCTAGTACTGGTATAATAACTAAAGCTGAGGTTACTGCAGGTGGATATGGTTATACTTATGGAATAATTGATTTGCAACCTGCTCAAGCATCTAGCACTATTCCAACTCCTTCTTACTTGATACCAATTATCCCACCATCTAAAGGTCATGGATATGATATTTACAGTGAGTTAGGTGCTGATAAGGTATTGGTTTATGTTAGATTTGATGATTCTACTAAAGATTTTCCAACTGATACTAGTTTTGCTCAAGTTGGTATAATTAAAAATCCAAAACAATTTAGTTCTGATAGTAAAGCAACAGCAAATGATTATTCATCTTTATATTCCATAAAATTAACTGGTGATCTTGGAACAACTGCAGATGTAGTTGGAGCAGGTATAACTCAATTAGTTACTGATGGTGTAGCTAGAGGTTATATTGCATCTTATGATAAGGATACACAAGTATTAAAATATTTTCAAGATAGATCTTTATATTTTGGTGATGGAAATGATCAAGGTGATAACTCTGCTGTGAGTACTCAAGGAAAAGTACTTTCTTTTGAATCTACTTCTGCAAATATTATTTCAGCTAGTCCTTCATTCTCAGTTTCTATAGATCAAGGATTTAATGGAGTTACTACCACAACTAGTTCAAATAAACAAATAAATCTTGGAGTTGAGTTTACAAATGGACTTGCTAATCCTGAGATAAATAAAAAGACAGGCGATGTATTATACATCGATAATCGATCTATTGTCAAAAGGGATCTGAGGCAAAAAGAAGACATTAAAATCATACTGGAATTCTAAAGAAAATGACACAAAAGACAAATTTAAATGTAAGTCCTTACTATGATGATTTTGATAGTGAAAAAAATTATCATAAAGTCTTATATAAACCAGGATTTCCAGTTCAGGCTAGAGAATTAACATCTTCCCAATCAGTTTTACAAAATCAAATAGAATCATTTGGTGGTAATATTTTTAAAGAGGGATCTCCTGTACAGTCTGGTGAGATTGGATACACTGGTCAATTTAGTGCTGTTAAATTAAATACTATTAATTATGGTATTGATATATCAGTTTATCTTAGAAGTTTTATAGGCAAAAAAATATCAGGTGATGTTTCTGGTATTAATGCTACAGTTAAATATGTGGCATATCCAACTACTGATGATGTTGATGATATAACGATTTATGTTACATATATTAGTGCCGATAGTAATAATTCAATATCTTCTTTTTATGATGGAGAATCTTTAACTTGTGCTGAAAATGTTGTATATGGTAATACGACTATTGATGCAGGTACTCCTTTTGCAAGTTTAATATCATCAAATGCAACTTCAATAGGATCTGCTGCTTATATTAATAAAGGAATTTATTATATTAGAGGATATTTTGTAAACGTTTCTTCTCAAACTCTTGTTTTAGATTATTATACAAATACACCATCATATAGAGTTGGATTAAAAGTATCAGAAACTATTGTAAATGCAAAAAATGATGAATCATTATATGATAATGCTAAAGGATTTACTAATTATGCTGCTCCAGGTGCTGATAGATTAAAGTTTAATCTAACTTTAAGTAAAAAATTATTAACAGATCAAGATGATACTAATTTTGTTGAGTTAATGAGGGTTGATGATGGAAAAATAAAGAAAATTATAACAACTTCTCAATATGATAAGATACGTGATTATATGGCAGATAGAACATATGATGAATCTGGACATTATGCAGTTGATCCATTTACCCCATCATTACATAATTCTTTAGATAATAGATTGGGAAATAATGGATTATTCTTTGCTACTGAAAAAACAGAACAGAATAATACACCATCAGATAACTTGATGTGTGTAAAAGTTTCTCCTGGTAAAGCTTATGTTAGAGGATATGATGTTGATAAGGTTGGAACAACAATTGTTGATGTAGAGAAACCAAGAGATGTTGGTATTAACACTTCTGCTGGTGTTAATTTTTCTATGGGAAATATTTTAAGAGTTAATACAGTTTCTGGTGCTCCTAAACAAGGTGAAATTGTACAATTATATAATTCTTTTCTTGGAAGTAATCCAATTGGTATAGGAAGTGCTAGAGTATATGGTCTTAGTTTAGAAGATAGTGCATATAGTGGTAATGCTACAACATGGCAATTAAGATTATTTGATATACAAACTAATACGGTTTTAACTTTAAATAAAGATGCAACAGATACAGAAATTCCCGAAAGTTCTTATATAAAGGGAATGAGTAGTGGTGCATCAGGATATATTGTATCAAATATAGGAGTATCAACAGAATTTGCATTAAATCAAACTTCAGGTACTTTTGCTAAAGGTGAACAAATAGAAGTCAATGGGGTTCCTTTTGAAGCAACAATTGGTATAGTTACTGCATATAACACTCAAAATATTAAATCAGTAACTTCTACTGCTACAGATTATCCAGATTTTTCGGCAAATAGCAATATTGAAAGATTTAAAATGCCAGGTGGTATTAGTATAGTTGCTATTACAGGAAAGTCACCACAAAATTCATCTGGTGTTTCTACTGCCACTGCAGGGTTTACACCATTTACTGGAATTAGAAGAGGTGCTGTAGTTAGATATCAACAAGCAGGATTTACTACAGAAACATACAGTAAAGTAGATTCAATATCGGATGATGGATATTCAATAGTTCTTAGACCAATAGGAAATGATGTTGATGGTGTATATATTGGTGCCCTACCAATAGTTGCTACACAAGTTACAATGTTTGCAGGTGCTCCAGTAGTACAGGGTAGTAATTCATTATTTGTACCATTATCAAATGCTAATATTGCTGATTTGGATCTTCAAAATTCAGAAATTAAAGTTACTAAACAAATAACAGGAGCATCTACAGGTACAGATGGTAAGATGACTGTTACCATGGTAAATGTTAAGTCTCAATATCCAGAAATTAAAAATGCAACATTTGAATCTTTCGATCAAGAAAAATATTCTGTACATTATACTGGTGGTACTATAGGTGCAATTGCAGATAATACTTTTGCATATGAGAGTAATGGAGATCAATTTTCAGTATCATCCTTAGATACATCACAGGGTAGTATAGTTGTAAATACCACTGTTAATAAAAGAGGAATTGTCAGTAAGATAAAAAATTATAATAAAAGTAGTACTCTTGATGTAATTTATTCTAAATACGCAAAATCAGGTAGTGTTGCTGGAGGAAATGGTGCAGCATCTGTGGTAGATGGATTAATTTTTGATAAAAGATATGGTTTAAGAGTTCAAGATGAGGAAATATCATTAAATGTTCCAGATGTTTCAAAGGTTTTGGCAGTTTATGAATCATTAGATAGTAATGCCCCAGTTTTAGATATTCTAGAATTTACCTCAACTGTTGATGTCAGTAAAAATGCAGTTATTGGGGAAAATATACTTTCTAATGTTAATAATGCGGTTGCTAGGGTTGTTTCCAAACCAGAAGCCAATAAGTTGGGAATTGTATATCTAACATTAGATAAATTTATTGCTTCAGATTCTGTAATATTTGATGAATCGAATATAGAAACAAATATTGAAACTATTACTAATGGTAAGTATAGTAATGTAACAAATAAATTTACTTTAGATAAGGGTCAAAAAGATGAATATTATGATTATTCAAGACTTGTTAGAAATCCAACTGTTTCTGAACCTTCTAAAAGATTATTAGTTGTATTTGATTATTATTCAGTACTATCTTCAGATCAAGGAGATGCATTTACTGTATTAAGTTATGGTGCAGGTAGATTTGCTACAGATATACCAAATATTGGAGTAGATGTAATTAGAGCATCAGATACACTTGATTTTAGACCGATGGTGGATGTATATGATGTATCCACAGCAACTAAATCACCATTTGATTTTGATTCAAGATCATTTACATTAAAACAATATGCAACTCCAAATGAAATATCTAGATTGGGTTATGATTTTTATCTTCCAAGAGTTGATAAACTTGCATTAAATAAATTTGGTTCTTTCGTATATTCTAAAGGTGTTTCTTCTATAAATCCAAAACCACCAGTGGTAAATTCAGATTTAATGGAAATTGCTACTATAAAACTTCCTCCATACTTATATCATCCACAAGATGCAAGAATGGTATTAGTTGATAATAAGAGATATACTATGAGAGATATTGGATATATTGATGATAGAGTAGCAAATTTAGAAGAAGTAACATCATTAACGATGTTGGAACAGAATACGCAGACATTACAAATTCAAGATTCGGAAGGTAAAAATAGATTTAAAACTGGATTTTTTGTTGATGCATTTACAAATTATGGTGGAATGAATAGAGGTCTTTCTGGTGTTGAAATAAATCCATTTGCAAATGAAATAACACCATCAGTTAATAGAAACACACTTGCACCACAATTAGCACCTGATACATCAATTATTAGTTCCGAATTAGATTTTCGTGAGAATTTTGATTTATTGGATGCAAATGTTCAGAAAACAGGTAATGCTGTAACATTAAAATATGATGAAATTAAGTGGATAGAACAGATATATGCTACCGAAGAAGTTAATGTCAATCCATATGAACTTCCTACCTTTACTGGATC